GATCCTCACTAAAACCAAAATCCAATCCATAACATAATATCCTTGCGTCATCAGGGATTCTATCTATAACTAAATAATCACTAAAGATTGTTCCTTCAATCTGTCCCACTTCCCCATCAAGATATACTCTACACCAGTTCTCCCAATATGTTGAGGTGGCTGCTCTTTGTCTATTTAATTCTAATGAGTTAATAATCTCTTCTGATAACGCTTCGTTGTCTTTGTAGGTAAGGATAAGGTGTTGTGAATTATCTTTCGTTAGAACCTCTGTATGTGCCCAAAAGTTTGATGTGGGGTTAAAGTCCAAATAGATTTCACCATCAGTTCTTATTTCCAACTGCATGTATGCATCATAGTTAATGTTGTTGGCTTCATTCAAGTATAAGATGTTTCTTCTTGCTCCCCTTAATTTTGTTTCATCATCTACACTAAAGAACTCCATATATGAACCATTTGAAAATTCATATCGTAGAAGGGTTTTATTATAGTGAGTGGGAATATACCTACCTGTCTCTTTCATAATCTTTAAGAAGTCCTTGTTTGCTCCCCTACGAAGATGAGGTATGGATTCTGCTACAACAGATATTTCAAGGTTTGGGGTTTTGATTGCTCTATCAATTAGGATTGCCAGAATTGAAAAGGTTTTAGATGCTGATGTTCCCCCTTGTATAACTTTAACTCGGGACTTCATTTGTCTAATCTTTCTTAACGCAGTAGTATAAACAAATTTATTCTTCTGTTCCGTCATCTAAAAATAAGGGTTGTTCTGTAATTGTTATTTCTGTTTGGCTCTTATCGGTATATTGGTAATGATTCTTCAATACAAAGATTGCCATAGTTGGGTTAAGATTGTGTTTTAATGTCCCATCAACTAATTTACTCTCTTGAATTTTCTTTGCCTTTTTAATAAGTTCGGCAAAGCTTGGGTATTTATCTCTCATTTCCCCTATTAATTGGGGATATAAATCTTTCACCTCATATAAAAACTTTTCAAACCAGACATTATCATCATCTTCTTTTAACCAATCAATTAATTCTTGACCTAATTCTAATATCTTTTCTTCAGTCCATATTACAGGTCTTCCATTTGGGTTTTTCTTTTTAGCCATTTTGTAATGTTTTAAATTCATTTATAATTTTATCATCATATCTAAACCATTCTCTATGTAGTGATTTTCTTTGTATTGGGACATTTAAATAATCAAACTTTTTATGTAATTTTTTTTCCAAATAAGAGGCATTAGTAATAGAAAAAACAATACCTAATGACTTTATACCCATCTCATTTTTTATCTGTCTAATTCTTGTATATAAATCTGATGTGATCCCAATCTTATATAAATCTAATTCTTTGGAATATAACAAATACAATATATTTTTTTGCCAATTTTTAGAATAAAATTTACATAGTTTTAATAATCTTTCAATTTCTAAATGTTCTTGAATAGTTTTACTAAATCCTTTATTAATACACTTAAAAATAATTTCTTCTAATTGTTCTAACGATTTTGTATATTTGTCCTCAATTGATAGTTTCATTATTCATTTCCTTTAATTCTTTGTTTAGCAATCTCAAAATATTCTTCTTCTCTTTCTATTCCAATAAAAGACATACCCAAGTTCTTTGCTGCAATCCCTGTTGATCCGCTGCCCATAAATGGTTCAAGAACAATTCCCCCTTTTGGTGTTACAAGTGTAATTAAATATTCCATTAGAGCAATTGGTTTAACTGTTGGGTGATGGTTTTTACTAACTAATGGAGGTATTATTGATCCATCAACTCGTAATCTATTTCCATTTTCATCAAATGTATTTCTACCTGGTAAAACACTTTCTTTTTCTTCCATATCTTCTAACCCTGCGTTTCGTTCCTTCTTGGATACTTTGGGAGAATAAAAGAACCTTGATGCTCCACCTGTATCACCATAAGTTTCTCCTATTGGGTGGTTGGGGTTAAACTTTCCATATATTCCGTTTGGTGATCCGTCAGTATGTCTTGTATGTGTTGATTTCATCTTACCACTTTTAAGTGTTCCACTCTGTTCGTCCAATATCTTACCTGCCTCTTCATCAAACATAATGTTTGCAGGGAATCTACCTTCTTGTGATATTTCGTTTTTACTTGAAGTAAAACTAACTGATCCATTACTCTCTTGTCCTTTTTCTGGCATCTTATACTCATTCTCCTGACGATATAATGGATTGGTTGCTGGGTTTGTATCAGTCATATCAAATGGTATTCTTGAACCATCTATGTTTATTCCACCAGTTCCGTGTTTTAATACATTCTCGGCAATTGTCTTTTCACTTAAAGGTTTTCTTGCCATACAGATTGGTTCGTGGCTAGGCTTCAAAGCCGTTCCCCAACCTTCCCATTCGGTAGTTCCTTTGGTTACTTCTAAATCAATATATTCTTTATTATTCCAAGCATTTTCATAAAAAGATTTATCACCTTCTTTTGTCGCATTTAAGTTTATTTTATTTTCTTTAACACCAACAAGCTCTCGTTCGTTTCCTTGTATCTTATCAATCGCTTTACCGATGTTATGTGATTTGGGGAAACCTGAACCATATACCCACATAATCTGATCTCTTATCTCAAATCCCGCATCTTCTATCGCCACAGCCATTCTATGGTAGGTTCTTGACCCACCAAATGATAATAGATGACCTCCAGGTTTTAATACTCTTAAACACTCAGACCATACATCAGTTCTAAATGCAATATCTCCTCCGTCCCATTCCTTACCCATAAATCCTTTTGATGCTCTTGCGAATGCTCCATCAGTTCCATATTGGGCTGGTGCTGAACCTTCTTTACCAAATCGTTTTACTATTGAAGTGAGGTGGTATGGTGGATCTGTTACAATACTATCTACCGAATTGTCTTTTAATGTTTTTAATACATCAATACAATCCCCTAATCTTAAATCAATCATCCTTTGTTTTTTTTCTTTCTATTACATTTAGTGCATCCAACTTTATCTGCTTCAACAATATCTACCATTGTTGTTGGGTCATCAAAATTAAATAATGGTTCTTCAGTATCTACCAAAGGAACAATTGATTCAATTATTGTTTGTTCTTTCAACCAGTTTCTAATCATTAATTGTCCGTGTTCTATTTGAGCAGGGCAATGTGTGCATAAGGTATAACTTGGATTAAAAGTTTGTTGTATTGCTGCTTGCATTTCTAATGCATCTTCGTGTGTGAATCTTCTTAAGGTTGTAAAATAATTCATTTTATCGTAGTAAGCCTGTGTAATCATATCTCTATATTTTATTATAAATATATGACTATGCGATTTTGTTGTGAATAGGTGTATTATTTATATAATTTTCCTGTTGTTCCTTCTCCATCTTCTTTGCCTTTTCTAATATCTTAATTCTTTCTGATGGTCTTCTATTTGGGTTGGATAACATTTCAAATAACCATTCTACTGGACTAATCTTTTTCATCTATATAGTTTTGGATTCTTTCCAATCTATCCCCAATTTCTTTGGAGTATCCTGATTCAACATAATCAACCATTACGTTAGTGATACTAACAAGTTCTTTTAGTGTTAAACATTTGTTGCAACTAATTGACCAATCTAAAATTAATTTTAATGATGATTGACTTGCAATTTGGCGTGATGTGCTTTGTGGCATTTTTTCTTTTTTTTTAAATTGTTAAATATAATCTACTTCTACCATTTCTTTAATAAACTCCCATTCAGAAATACTTTTGTATTCCTTTTCTTCCATACAGGTTTCATAAAATTCTTGGTCTTTGTTTGCTTGCTCACACATAATGTCGTAAGCTTGTTGTTCTATCCTGTATAGGTAGTCCAACATTTCATTCTTTTGTTTTTGTTGTTGATAAAGATAATCTTGATATTCGGCATCAAAGATGGCATCTTCCATAAATTGATCGTAAATTGACATAATTTCCGTTGTTTTAAGTTAGTAATACTTAAATATAGGTCTTTAAAATGGTTATATCAAATTTTTTCCTTTAATATTTTTTTTATTTTTGCTACTTCGTGGAATGCCAAACAATGACTAAACGCCCCTTCATTCTCTTTTGCTATTTGTCTATATGTTTTTCCTTTGGAATAATATTCGTGCCAGATAAACTCCTGAAAGTATGTCTTGGGGATTGTGGTATAAGCCCTATCTATCTGTAATAATTTAAGTTCTTTTTCTTCTTTTAGTTCAATATCACTTTCATCTATTATTTCTATATTATCATAATATATGTTGTCTTTGATTCTTGTGTTCTTATGAAACCCTGATGTCTTGGAATGGATTTGGTTCTTTGCTGCCCTGATAAAATAATATGTGAAATACTTTTCTTTTATTGCCAGATCAACTTTCTTTTCGTTTTGAAGGAATCCTATGGCTAACTCACTTATAAGCTCTGGTTTCAAATGAAAGTTGGGTGTAATTAGATTGTTAATTATTTCATCATAAATTGTATTGGGAGTTGCAATCTCAACTAATAGTTGTCTTATCTTCATAGTATAATTTAAGTGGGATATAATTCTTTCTTATTTGTTTTCCTAACATTTCATCATCTTTATATTTTTCTATAAGATGTTGTAAAAATTCTAATACGGGATCAATATCTATTATGAGTAGGAAATTAATTTCACTTTCTAACAATCTAACCTCTTCTCCAACTTTATCATTTTCTTTCCAAGTTTCTAAAGATGATAGTATAAAACCAATAATTTTTTTATCCATTCTATTATAAATATAACTTTGTTTAAAAAAAGTTGAATTATTTTTGACTTTTTGAAATTATTGTGATATATATTAAAATAAGTCATAGCATGTAAGACATAAATGCTCCCCCAATCTAACGAAAGGAAGTCGTGATTGTAGTTTCAGAAATGATAGACAGATTAAGACGATATAAAATAATATACTTTAAATGAAAGAGATGGGTGTTCAAAACTTATTACCCGCTTTCAACCTCACTAAAATAGTTAGGTAGTGATAAGTTATGTTTCCTATGGGGCAGGGGCATAACTTATTTCTTTCTACCTTCAAAAATAGATAAAAAAAACATTTGAATATTTTATATATTTATTAGTAATGAAATGTATCCCTGAATTATATAAACAATTAACTCATTTATCAAAAACAATAAATCAATGTAATTATATTGATTATGAAGATAAAAAAGATTTGGTAAATGATTCAATATTAACAATACTTGAAAAATATAATAAAGGTATTTTAGTAGATGACTTCAACGAAATAAAAGGATATACTTTTATGATGATTAGAAATTCTTGCATTGCTTTTAGAAAAAGAAATAGAGTATCTTATTTTGATAATTTACAAGAAGTTCCACACATAGATAACTATGGGGAACATCAATACATAGAATACTTACACGAAATTATTAACAACTATATTCAAAATCCAAAATATACACAACAACATAAACAGGTATGTGAGTTATTGATGCAAAACAAATATGATAATGAAATAAATGAAATTATGGATCTTGAACCAGGTAAATTGGCAAAGTTGAAATTTACAATGAAAGTTAAGATGCAAAGTGATATCAAACGACCATTAAAATATATTATTAAAAATAAATTTGATAAGAATATAAATATACCTTGTTATAAAAGACCAGACATTAAGGATTTTTTTGGTGGTAAATTTAGTCCAAAACAAATTAGTTCAATGATATATCACGATTTTATGAGTTATGATGGGTATTATATAATTAAACAATTTAAATAATAAGAATGAAAAAAAGTCAAAGAGAATTTATTGAAATGGTATTAAGTATTGGTGAGGATGATTTACCAATTGATAATGCAATAATGTTGGGAGAACT